AAGTGAGGGAACAGAAGCTCCCTCTTCAGAGGTAACAACCTTTAGGATTGAACTATTAAATCTTTACTTCCTTGACCCATGCCTTAGTGTCAAAACATGGGCAATCTTTATGAACATCAGGAAAATCCCGATGACCTTGAATTACTGCTTTGGGATATTTACTCTTCAGCTCTATCAATAAAGCTTTGAGGGATTTGAACTGGTCTTTTGTGAAATTATTTTCCGCAGTCTTACCATCAGAACCAACACCACCTACCAAACAAATACCTATTGAATTAGCATTGTGATCTTCAACGTGAGCACCTATAACATTGGTATCTCTACCGTACTCAATCAATCCATCACGGTGTATAACATAGTGATAACCTATGCACTTCCAGCCTTTAGCCCTATGCCACTCGTTGATCTTAGTTGCACCTATATCAGCCTTACACTGAGTAGCTGAACAATGAACCACTAACCAATCTGTAGTCTTCCGTACTTTCGTACCAGATACATATGGTTTACCTATAATATTTACTGCCATTTAATTTTCCTTAATCCATGCGTCAGGTATATCTCTATCCGTATAGATAAAGCCATGCTTGTCACACCACATTCCATAAGTAGTGTCCGACCTTTTGGTTATCCTTGATTTAGAGTTTGAGAACACGAAACGAATGTCATGTTCGGGGTGTTGTTGTTTTATAAGTAGATGCTTCTGCCTATCGGCTGTTACAAATCTCCCTTTGGATTCCACAATTACACCATTGGGTAGAACCCAGTCTGGGGTGTACTTATGAGTCTTCTCTGGTCTCGTGAAAGGGATAACCAGTTTTTCATATTCATGATTAACACCACGAGCAGTCAGGGAGAGAGCTATTTCTTCTTCCAACCCTGACCTGAAGCCATGCACCAAACCAACTTGTAGACTAGAAGTCTTCTTCGTCTGTCTCTTCTTCTTTATCAAATCCGCTTCCTTGTGCTAGTTCAACTTCTGTAAATCCATCTTCCTTCTCGAATCCCATAGCTGAACCGTTAGCACCACTACTAAACTCTTGCAGGTCTAGGACTTGCACAGCTTTTAAACGTAGTGAGATACCAGCACCTATCATGGCTGTGTAGAATGGGTTACATTCATAACTAACTCTGATAGTCGAACCACCACCAACATTGGCTGTGATAGGCTTCAGCTGGCTGTCAAACAACGCTGGTTTCTGTGTAAATGAATCACCATTCTTCATATTAACTAGAGCTTTGAGCTTGAATGTGATTGACACATCACCAGTTTCGTCATCTTGTTTGTAGGGTGCATCAGCTACTTTAATTTTCTTACCTGCGTTCTCTTTCTTAGCTAGTTGCTCAGACAGTAATAATTGCTCGTTTAGAAAGTCAATTACTGGTTGTCCATCTTTTGCAGATAGCAATAGAGTTACTTTAAAGTCACCGTCTGGTGAGAATTTAGTATCAGGGGTGTTGAGCCAAGGATATGAAGCTAGTCCTTTTGGGGTTGTATAAGAGGGTCTTTTTACTGCCATAATATTTACCTTTGATGTCTGTATTTAAGTTGTTCTACGTCAAAACCTAATTCTGTAAGCTCTTTGTAGAGAGTCCTACTAATGTCATTTCCATTTGACCAAAGGTGTATTGCTTGTCCTAACGATGACCTATAAGGTTCATCATCATCTTCCATTTCGGTTGGTTGATCTTTTCTTGGCATGTCATATGTACTCAAGTAAAAAAGTGGCAACAAGCACCAGCCATGTAGCTAGTGCCAGAATGTTTAAAGTTTTAAGTAGGAGGAGCTTTAGTTCTTTCAATGGGTTTCCTATATTTTCAAAAATGGCTGTCTTCTCTATTGTACACCCAATAGGAATCCTGTGGCTTGAGGCATGTATTAGGCAAAGCAATAATTACTATTTAACACCTCAGATAATACTAAATCACCCCTTGTTGGAAGAGGCGGTATCAGTAGTTTTTTAGTCGGAGTTAAGCTTTCAGTAATCTCATCTTCAAATACTTGAAGCACATCAATGTTGTCATATATCTCAACAAATGTTTCTCTTACTATTCTATATAGCTTCTGAAGATCACCTGCGGTTGTACCAAATGAGTCATGAATACAAGCGAAGTTAGTTATTCCTTCATCACTGGCACGGCAGACAGTCAACATCATATGAGCAGCGTCAAAGCTATGAACAACATTAGGGGGTAAACTTTGTGCCATCTTGCGTTTATTAAGCTTGTCCTTCTCCTTATTCATCCGCATATAAGTTAACTTACCGTTGATGGTACATTTGATTGACCTTTTCTCAATGTCTGGATAATGCTGCATCACTGGAAATCCAACAGGTGTTGTCCAACGAACTGGTAACTGCTCATTACTTATTACAGTTGCAGCCTTTTGTATCCACTCCATTGCCTCACCAGCTTTCACCAACACTTCATTAACACTACTCCAGATCGCAGATGCCATATATAAAGCTGCGGAATAACCATCACCATCAAATGGGAAGGGTTTGCCACCTCTTTCAGCTTCCTGCTTGGCTGGACGAAGGATGTCAGACATAGTTTGTTCTTTAAATCCGTACACTTTCGAGCCATAACTTAATACCATGACTGGTCTTTTGGTGACTTTACGAGTGATGCCAAACTCTAACCATTGTTGGGCTAATCGTTTAGTACCTGCGAACATATAAGCAACACCCTCCTTAGTATGCTTAAGTGTATCTTCAGTACCTGTTAGGCAATCCTCCTGTGCTTGTTTAATTACACAATCTGCAACAAGTTGGTAAACATCTTGTGGTACAGCAGCAGGAATCAGGTTAACTGCACCACCGCCTACACTATCTCTCAACATAGCTGAGAAATGCTGTATACCTGAGCAACTACCATCCATCGCAACTGGTAACTTACTTACATAAGTATCACCATGTTCTAAGAAACCTCGCCATTCAAAGCAGAAAGCTAAGAATTGCCACGGCTCACTAATTTCCATGTCACCAACAGTACCGCACCAGCCTTGGTTGTTGTAAGGGTCTTCAGCAATAGCTGCAATTTCTTCCTCGTTATCCAGCACCCAATTAACTCTATCTTCAAAGCTAACTTTATCATGACCTGCCAAATTTGATCCTAGTACGGCTAACCACTTCCAGCCTTCCTCACCTAAGGCTTTTCCATCAGCGAAGCGTAGCAACGATTTTTGATAGTCAGAACCTTGAGGGTTAAGATGTGGGACAGCATAAATACGTCCACGGAAATCTAACTGGTACGGAAAGTATATTTTTCGGAAACCACGGTATCTCTCAGCTACTGACAGTGCCATGGTGAAACTAGCTCGCTGACCTGTGTAGGTCAAATTCTGAATATGTAACTTACTAGCAGCTATACGCCATTCCTTTCTAGCTTCTTCATTAGTATCTATATCATGAGGTTTCTGTGGTAAATCCACTCCATCTCGGTTTGGTATGCCAGCAATTGTTGAGTGGCTATCCCATAGAGTTTTCATCACATCAAGGACAGAAGTGTTTATCTGCCAAGGTGTTCTTTGTAAGTTGTTGACACTTTTATAAATAAGTGGAATATCAGTGTTTTCTAACTCTTCAAAGTAGCTCTTGTTATTAGTCTTAACAAGCTTAAGAGGACTTATGTGTGACGATAAGTAGCCACCGCCTAGAGGACAGTTCCAATCTCTAGGAATGACCACCATTGGCTCATACATTGGTCTAAGGATGGATAAAGCTTCTGTATGTTTAGCTATCCACGTTAAGGTTGTAGGTAAAGCTTCGACATAAGTTGCTGAGTTAGTCTTACCGAGCTTAATACAAGTTAGCTTAACTATACCTATGGACTCCATAAGTATCTCAAGCATCTTTACACCAACTCTTACTGTGTCAATTTTAGTCCAGTTGTTATACGCAGTATGTCTATCAGCCAGCCTGACCGCATAGATATGCTTGTTATTCATAGAGTTTCTTTTAGAAGCACCAACATACAATTTCTTGTAGAGACCTTTTTCAGTCTTTCTAATAGCTTCAAAACGCATCTCATCTTCTATGGCTATACCTATCGCCACACCTACTTTCTGTACCGTTCTTATCTTAGAGATACCACTTAAGGTGTACTTTAAGGTTAAGAAAGCTAATGTAGTTGAGGGCATTTCATTAATAAGTTTATAAGCAGTACCATTTCTAACAGCAACTCCTGATCCAGCAGACGACTTCCACTCGTCAATAGCTATCGACAACATTTCTAGCTTTCTAGAGGTTAACTGTTGTGAATAACTAGTGAGGTCTTCAGTTTCTCTATCAATATTCTTTTCTATATTCTTTAGAAACCTTGTAGCACCTCTGGCTGTCATCTCTTCTTCTAACTTAAGTTGAACAGCCAGTAAGTCTTCTTTTTCTATACTCATTGTTTAATTCCTATTTAGTGGTAATTAAAATTAATACTTTGGATCAGCTATAGATTCTCTTAGAGGAAACCTATAGATCATCCTTTTGTCTTTATTACAGATACTAGCTCAAGACATGTAGTAGACATCATCTGTACCAACTTTGTGTCAAATGGCTGTCTTCTCTATTGTACACCCAATAGACATTCCGTGGCTTGAGACATGTATTATGGTATAAAAAAGGGAGCAAGTATGACTGCCCCCTTTCCTATATTTGCTAGTGTTTCTGGTGTTTGTTGAGGTAAAACTAAGGTAAAACCGAAGGTATAACTAGAAGAATTCTTGGTTATGTTGTTGGTGCCTCGGGTCGGAATCGAACCGACATGGGGTTACCCCCGAGGGATTTTAAGGGCTATGTTAGTCCCCAACTCACTGAAATTCTTGAAGTTATGCACTTCGGGTGTCACTTAGTTGCCTCTAAAGACACCAGTTGACACAATGTGTCACACTACTTTCAACAATGGTACATAGTTTTTACGATAATCATCAAGTGCATTTGTTCCCTCTAATAATTTATTAGGAGCAAGATGCATGTATCTAGCTGTTGTCAAAGGGGTTGCATGTCCCATCCACATCTGAATGAACTGTGCTGTCTTATCTGACATAGCTAAACGGCTTGCACAAGTATGTCGAAGGGTGTGAACTACGAACTGTAAATCCCTTGTCATACCCATCTCAAACCTTAACATATCCCACTGAGTCCTTAGCTGACTATAAGTTAAATCATCAAACAATCTACTATTAAAACGTCTTGCCTCGATGATCTCAGCAACTCTTGATGTGACAGGTACAGACCTAGCTTTGGATGTCTTGGTTTCATCTGGATGCAATGACATCAAACCATTCCTATACTCTTTGACTCTAAAGTCGAGTAGTTCCATTCGTCTAAATCCTGTATCAACAGCAACAATGATAAAGTCGGCTAGTGTATGAAGCCCAAGCTGTTTGCATATAGCCAACATCTTGAGTTCTTCTTCATTGTCATACCAGCGTATCCTGTGAGTGCCAGCAGAACGTCTTTTCATGTAGGGTAGGGCATCTATCCACTGCTCGTGACAAGCAGTCTTCAGCATCATTGAGAGAGCTGAAATCTTAGCATTCACGGTAGAACCTACATTTCCATTGGAATCCTCAAATTCCTCAACCATCTCTCTGATCAACTGACTGTTAATCTCGGATACTGGAATGTCATCACCAAAGAACTTTAGAACAGCTTTGGCTGACTTTACATGAGAGTTTGATTTGTTCTGTGACCATATGTCTCTTACTGTCAGACTATGGGCATCACCTAGAGTGTGACCCCTATCAACAGGCGATAGGGACGACTTTCTACGCTCTTGAGCGGTTAAGGTTGACTTCACAATCCCAGCTCTAATGGCATATTCAAGCTTCTCAGCTTTAACTGCATCATCATGGGATTTGAAGGTTTTACGGTAGCGTGTCTCCTTGCTACCAATAGCTACAATATAGCTGTCACCTCGCTTGTATATCGGCATATGTATACTCCTTTCATCTTGTGGTTAATCCTCTCTTAAGAGGTCTTTCATAAACAACTTACCGTTATTAGTAAGAGTTAATATCTTAAAGCGTCTATCCATAGGATTTTCAATAGCATCAATGAGCTGATAACCAGCCACATGTTTGCGGTTGCTTTTCCCTAGTTGTGCCAAGTTACGACTAGCATTAGCTTGTCCCATCCCATGTTTAGATGCTATCTCTGTTAGCGATGTGCCTGATTCCCCAGCCTGAGCCACTTCTAGTAGCAATAACATCTGAGCTATAGGTATCTCTTGGTCGACCGCATTGAACTTCTTTAATGCGTTAATTAGGTCAGTTATTTTCATCTCTATTATTAATCCAGTTGTAAACCACAGAAATCCTGTGGAATCGTATCACACTAAAAGCATGATCACAGTAGTAATAATACAACTTACCCTCTGCGATCTCCAAATGTATCTCTACATATTTGTTCCGTAAGTACATATAATTCCCTTCAAGTAAAGACTCTAGATTAACACTATAT